ACTCGGTGGTGTCGGTGGGTTTGGGCATTGCGATATCTCCTGACAGACAAGGCCGCTGGGCGGCAGGTGGATGTGTTGCTGGCGCCGGCCGAGGCGGGCGCGGTTGAGGACTCGTTTCATTTGGGCTTGCGCCACTTGGGGAAGTCGATGTCGTGTTCGTCGACAAGTCTGGTCAGGCGCTGCTGGCTGATGCCGATCAGCTTGGCGACCGCATCGCGACTGAGTCCGGTGCTGGCGTAGACGCGGATCCTCTCGGTCAGTGCGTCCTGCGCCTTGGCCCTGGTCTTGCGCCTCAGCTCGCGCTCGAGCTTCTGCTTGGCATCGGCTCGAAAGCAGAACGAGTGCTTTCGAGACAGCGTCAGCAACTGCGCCCGGCTGGCGCCCAGGTAAGCGCTGGCTTCATCCACCGTCATGGTCTTGGCCGCTTGGATGGCTTGGCCGAGCAGCTGAGAGCTGCGCTGCACCTGTACCACCTGCTTGTCCGGTTGCTGGTCTGGATGCCACCGGAAGCTGGGGCGGCGCGGTACCGACGCGGCGTTGCCGCAATCCTGGATCTTGCCGCCGCTGGCCAGGAACTGCGCCACGCTGGCCTCAAGCTCTGCGCGATCTTTCTCATGCTGCTCCAGAACGCTCTCGCCGATCATCGCCGCCCGACCAGCTTGCACCGGGCAGCTGCCTCCATCGCGTTGACGAACACCAGAGCGGTTTCGTACTGGTAGGTCATACCCATGACGGCGCCAGTATCGAGGTCGACCACCTCCCAGATCTTGCCGCGGCTCATGGCCTGGTAACGGGGAGCGGTGACCCGGACGCGGGCCTGGGCCTCTTGCCGGGCGATACTGGTGCTGGCCAGCAGCGCCTCGAGCTGTGGAACGCCTTGAGCGAAGGCGCGACTCGTTGCTGTTTGCATGGTGTGATCCTCGGTCAGACGTGGAGCTCGAAGGCTTCGGCCTTGCGAACGATTCGAATTTGGGCGGTGCGGCGCTCTGGCACGCGGCGATCGCGGCGCATGGGGTCGCCCGCGTCGATGGCAGCGTGCATTGCGATCAGGCTGGCCAGGGCGATGCATAGGGGGCTGATAATCTTTTTGTCGCGAGCTTTCATCACTGCAGCGATGCGCTTGCTGACCTGCATCTTGAAGAGCGCGCGCTTCACGCAGTTCTTCGTGGTGCCGGGCGTTGTGCCCATGTTCCGGGCGATCTCTTTCGTGGTGAGGCCCTGGGCGACCCACAACAGAGCTTCAAGCTCACGGGGCGCCAGGGCATCGCCGAGCTGGCCAGTCCATGTACCGCAGGTGATCGTTTCCATAATCTGTCTCGGTGGACCGCATTGGTCAGGCGCCAGGGTGGGTGACCAAACCCACGCGCAGCCGGAGGCGCGTGCCTGGCGCCTGCCAATGCGGTCAAATGTTGGGAGGGAGGGGCTGGGGTGCATCGGTGATGTGGCCTGCGCGCTATTACCCTGGCTCACGGTTAGGCTGCCAGGGGATCATCGCAGGACACATCCCGATGAACCCTGCGATGGGGCGCAGGACATCGGGCAGTTAACGGCAGGCTGCCGTGGCGCTGGTTGTTCTGGTCAGGCGGCGGCTTCGGCCTCGGCTTTGATGCGCTTATGGATCTCTTGGCGGTGCACGGGCACGTCCTCTGGCGCGTCGACGCCCAAGCGGATCTGGTTGCCTTTGACGCTCAGCACCGTCACGCGGATGTTGTCGTTGATCACGATGGTCTCGCCTACCTTGCGGGTCAGTATCAGCATGGTCCTACTCCTTGGTTGGTTTCCCGTCTGGCCCGCGTGTGCAGGCCAATCGGTGAAACCTATCCAAACCATGCCGCGCCGCGGCTATCCCCACCTGGCCGGGTCACACATTTCGTGGACGGTGTTCTTCCCGGCTGGCTGCATGGTCTGGCGTCCTCCCAATGAGGGGAGGCCGGCAGCTATCCAGAGGCTGCATGGTCGACGGCTTAGCTTGTCCCGACCCGGGTGATGGCCTGGGTGCGTCGAGGTGGTCACGTCTGGTTGTGTAAAGAGCGTTGAGGTCTAAAAGCCTCCCGAGCAGCAAGCTGCCCGATGAAGCTAAATTTAGAAACCTAAACGTCCGGCGTCAAGAATTATTTTAGAAACCTAAACGAAGTAGGCGTATGTCACCTGCGTGTACGCACAAAAAAGCCCGCGCAATGGCGGGCTGGGCAGCGAAGTCTTACTCACTCATCTTTCTGAACCGTCCAAAAAATCTGGATATTCCCATCGTCGCGCTGAGCGATGGTCACGTTTTCATTTTCGGAGATTTCATTGAGGAGCTGATCCCAATCCTCTGGCCTGTCGCTCGGTAAGCGCTCCAGCAAAGCTGAACGATTCTTTTGCGCTTGGGGTGAGTTAATGACCGCCTGTAGCCGCATACCTAGCAAGGCGTAGGTGGTAGGAGCAGCCGGTGGGATGGACTTCGCTTTTGCCATGATAAAACCTCCTTTTAATACTGTACGAATAAACAGTATGGGGAAGTCAGAAAAATGGCAAGGTACTTGAGTGATCTTTCTAACAGCGCCAACAAAAAGCCCGGCGAAATGCCGGGCTCTTGTGGGGCTTGAGTCGAGAGGGCGCGCTAAACCCTGCCCTGGATCCTACTGGGCCCCATGATGGCAGCCACGTAATGAATGGTCTCAACTTTTGTCCAGGGGATCGTCCGCCGTTCATAGGCAGCATTGAGTGACATGAGGGTCACGTCGGTATCGCTCTGAAACAGCAGCTCTTTGACCATGGATTCGCCTTCGGTGGTAGTGACCATGACGTACTCACCCGGCACCAGCCGATGGTTGGGCTCGCATACGGCTATCCAACCGTTCCGGATAGCCGGCGACATTGAGTCGCCTCGCAATTCCAAGGCATACGCGTCCTCGTCGCGGGTCCATGACTCGACCCATCCCCCTGCGTCATCCAAGGCAAACCAATGACCTTCGGCACCCATTTGTGCAGTGCCCATGATCGCGATCCTTCTTGCTGGGCTAGTGACTGGCGGGCCGGGAACGACATTCGACTCGTCCCTCGACGCCTCTCCGACGCCATCTGACAGCCAGTCGGGAGAGCATCGCAAGGCTTTTGCAAGGGCGAGCAGGTTCTTGCCCTTGGCTCCGTTGACGCCATTGACCCAGAAGCTGACCGTCCCTTTAGAGACGCCAGTCGCTTTCGATATATCGGACGCGGTGAGGCCGAGGGCCTGCATGCGCGCTTGAACTCTGTCTTTGAATTCCATGTTTAGGATTCTAACCTTTCCTGGGTTTAGAAACCTTGCCTTGTGCAGGTTAGATCTCTAAACTCAGGACCTAGAAGAAACGGAGAACCAACATGACCTTTGAAGATGCTTTGAAGCACTTCGGCTCTGGTAAGGCGATCGGCGATGCTCTCGGCGTTACTCGTAGCCGGGTATCCCAATGCCGTGCAGCCGGGGGTTTCTCTTACCCATTGCAGTGTGTCCTTGAAAAAGAATCGGGGGGTGAGTTGATGGCTAACCGCTCTGACGATCCTGCAAGCCATCCCAAAGAAGCAACCGCTCAACCCGTGCTGGGCTGCGTTCAGGCCTCAGCACCTGCGGCGTTTCCCTGCCCGATTGAGTGAATTTTCAATCAGCTGGCGCTTTGCCGCCAGATTCCTGATGTGACTGGTGATTCATCCAGTACCCAAATTGCAGGCACAAAAAAACCGCCTGGCAGGGCGGTTTCTTCAACAACGAATCGAGGTCGATTATGCACACAGCACTCGATGCACGCAACACCTCCACCGGGAACGCCCCAACAGTTCAGGTTCAGTCACGTCAGCTCATGTCGACCCGCGAGGTTTCCGAGCTCACTGGCAAGAGCCACGACAACGTGCTGCGCGACGCCCGATCCTTGGCCAGGAGGGGTGTCCTCAAATCTGAGGAGACCCCCTATCTGCACCCGCAGAACGGTCAGAGCTACCCCGAATTCCTGCTCACCCAGCGTGATGCGCTGGTGCTGGTCTCCGGCTACAACGCCGAGCTGCGCGCCAAGATCATCGACCGCTGGCAGGAGCTGGAGGCCCGCGTGGTAGCCCAGGTCCAGATCCCGACCACCTTCGCCGAGGCCCTGCGCCTGGCTGCCGACAAGGCCGAGGAGAACCAGCGCCTGCAAGACGCTCTGGCCAAGCAGGCGCCCAAGGTAGCGGCCATCAACCGGCTGGCCGGCGCTGGCGGTGCGATCTGCATCACCGACGCGGCCAAGCAGCTGCAGCTGGCGCCGGCGAAGCTTTTCGCCTGGATGGAGCAGAACCGCTGGATTTACCGCCGCGCTGGGTCGACACGCTGGGTCGCCTTCCAGCCCCGCATCACCGCCGGCCTGCTCAAGCACAAGGTGACGGCGCTCAAGCCAGACCAAGAGACGGGTGAAGAGCGGGCGGCCTACAGCGTGCTGGTGACCACCAAGGGCCTGACCTACCTGGCCGAGAAGAACATCGCTGGCGCCCCGGTCGTTTCCGGTGCCGCCGCCAAGCGCCCCACGGAGCGCAACTGACATGCAATTCACCCTGACCATCAACCAGGTCAAGGCCTTGGAGTGGGGGCTGAACTCCCAGCAGGCGCTGCTGTTCGCGTTCGTGTACGGCTGCCCGAGCTGGGCGAAGCCCATCACCACGGAGAATGGCGTCTTCTTCGTGCTGAGCAAGGCCAAGATCATCGAAGAGCTGCCGCTGCTGACCGACAAGCCGGACACGGCCTATCGCATGCTCAAGGCCCTGCAGGACGTCGGTCTGATCGAGCTGTCGAGCACGTCGAACGTGACCCTGTTCCGCCTCACCGAGAAGGCTGCAGCGTGGAACAAGAAAGAAGATGGGTCGGAAAAATATCCGACCCAACAGGCTGGGGTAGGGGGTCGGAAAAAAATCCGATCTACCTCGGAAAAAAATCCGAGCAAGGTCGGAGAAAAATCCGAGCCAGGGTCGGAAAAATCTCCGACAAATCAAGATACCAGTAATCAAGATACCAATCAGGATACCAGTCACAGTTTGCAGGACGCCCCGGCTGCGCCGTCGCAACCTACCGGGCTGACGCTGGTTCCGGCTGGTGGGCCCCGGTGTGAAATCCCTGAGGACATGCCAGGGCCGAAGAACCAGACCTGCAAGACCTTCAAGGCCTGGGCCAACTACGCCATGGCCTACCGCAAGCGCTACAGCGCCTGGCCGGTGTGGAACGCCAAGGTCGGTGGCCAGCTGGGCCAGTTGATCGACCGCCTGGGCATCGACGTCGCTCACCAGGTCGCCGCGTACTTCGTGTCGATCAACGACTCGAGGCTGATCAACGGCTGCCACAACCTTGGCGACCTGCTCACCAAGTGCGAGGCCTATCACACCCAGTGGGTGACCAACCGCCAGATGAACGCCACCACGGCGCGCCAGCAGGAACAAACCCAGGCGAACATGAACGCCGCCCAAGACGCCGCCGATGCCATCCGCAACAGCCAAGGGAGCAAACGCAATGCTTTCCTATGACGATATCGCCGAGCTGGCTATGGCCATCTGCGCCACCGCCGAAGCCATGGGCCAGACCATCAGTGCTGCTGGCGCCAAGCTGATCGCCGAAGACCTGTCAGCGCACGAACCCGAGGTGATCGTCGCCGCACTGCGCGCGTGCCGTCGCGAGCCAGCCGGGCGCCTGTCGCTGGGCATGGTCCTGAAGCACATCCACGCTGCAGATGGCCGGCCAGGCAAGGACGAAGCCTGGTCGATCGCGCTCGCTGCCAGCGACGAGTACGAAACCGTGGTACTGACCGCCGAGATCCGCCAGGCCATGATCGCGTCCACCCCGATCCTCGAGGCGAACGACAAAGTCGGGGCGCGGATGGCGTTCATGAGCGCCTACGAGCGGCTGGTGAGCTTCGCGCGCGCCGAGGATCGCCCGGCTGTGTGGGAGGTGTCCCTGGGCTTCGACGCCGGGCGCCGCGTTACCGCCATCGAGTCGGCCGTCCGTGCACAGCTGATCAGCCACGACCGTGGCGCCAAGTATTTGGCCGACCTGCGTATCGCGCCCATCACCGAAGATGGCCAGGCGATCGCCGGGCTGCTTACCGGTGAAAAGCGAACCCACGTCAGCGCCCATGTCCGCGAAAAGCTGGGCGAGGTCCGCTCGATCCTAGCCGCTTCGAAGATCAGCAAAGAGCGCCAGCGCAAGAAGGACCAGCAGCGCAAGCGTGTCGATATCTACCTGCGCAAGCGCCAGGCGCGCGTTGCCGTTGCTCAATTGAGGGGCTGAACTGATGAACACCAACAAGACGATGCCAGAGACGATGCTGGTGCAGTTCGATGCAGCATTCCAGGCCAAGTTCGGATGCAGCATTGCAGATGTAGTCGTCGCGCAGGACGAGAGCGGGATGGCAATGATGGGAGCTGCAATGTGGGCCTGGCAGGCATCCCGCGAGAGCCTGCGCATCACCAACCCATTCCCTGTCGTCGATGGTGACCCCGAGGTGTTGTGGGCTCATGCAAAGGCGCAGAAGTCGCTTGAGGCCCAGGGCTTCAAGGTGGCCCCATGAAGCGCGCATGGACAGGATTCGGGCCATTCGCGATGGTCTTCATGTGGGCGTTTGGATTCGTATGCGGATACCACTGGCCACGGGACGTTGAGATCGAATCGACCAAGCCGATCGAACTGCACTACGAAATCACCGAAGAGGCAGCGCGCCTGCTGATCTTCAAAGGCGCCGAAGGGCTAAGGGCTGAGCCATGAAGCAGTCGAAGCTGACCAAGGCCGCGCGCGGCCGCGAGTGCCAGGTGCGTGTACCAGGCGTGTGCAACGGCAACCCCGAGACGACCGTGCTGGCGCATTACCGCATGGCCGGCACCTGTGGCGTGGGCAGCAAGCCGAATGACCTGCAAGGTGCCTGGGCGTGCAGCGCCTGTCATGATGCGTGCGACGGCCGCAGTCGGGCGATCGACCGGGCCACCGCGCGCCAGTATCACGCCGAGGGCGTCATGCGCACCCAGGCTATCCTGATCAGCGAAGGCGTGGTGGCAGCATGAAGGCTTACACGCCAAGCAAACCACGCGCCAGGACGGTCGACCGCGAGGGCCAGGAGCAGGCCGCGCTGATCAAGGAGATCGAGCTGCGTTACCCGGCCGTGGCCAAGCTGATCTACCACGTCCCCAACGGCGGGCACCGTCACAAGCTGGTGGCGATCAAGCTCAAGGCCCAGGGCGTGCGCGCTGGTGTTCCCGACCTGGTGCTGCCGATGGCGCGCGGCGGCTACTTCGGCCTGTACATCGAGTTTAAGGCCACGCCGCCGCACGATGCCGAGATCAGCGCCTCCCAACACAGCTACATCCAGGCGCTGAACGAGCAGGGCTATCTGGCCGTGGTGTGCCGTGGCCACTTCGACGCGATACAGGCCCTCCGGGATTACCTGCTGCTGGCGCCAACGCCCAGGATGGCGGCATGAAGAAGAGCCACGGGCCTGCCTTGCGCAAGGCGATGATCGAGCTGGCGCCGTGCACCTGGTGCCGGGGCGAGGGGATCACCCGTGGCGTCTTCCACGATCTGGCCTGCGACCAGTGCAACGCCTCCGGTTGGGTGAATGCCGCCACAGGGGAGGCGGTACCGCTCGAGGAGCTGGTGACCCAACTGAACATGAAGCTGCGTGCCATGACCAGGCAGCTCGAGCAAGCGACCAGGCGCCAGCCAGATGGAGCTGGCGCTCACTACCGAACGAATAACCGCCGTGGTGCCGGCGGGACGAACTACACCGGGGATTGAGGGGAAACCGAACATGAAAATTATCAGCGCACGCCAGGTCTGGCATGACGCCCTGCACGAACACCGACCCTCTGTCTTGGCGGTTGCCGCCGAGGCTGCGGCTCTGGGCAAGAAGAGCGGCGGGGGCAACGTCAAGATCATGGTCATGCTGGAGAACCACGACGGCCAAGAGGTGGCCAAGGTCTACGAGGTTCGCAAGGAGGGTGTCATGGAAACGCGCCCGGGTCGCCGCCTGACCGATTCACGGTGCGCCCACATGCTGGCGGCCGGGTTGGTGCTGTGCGCCATCGACTCGCTGCCCAAGTCGCTGCGTCACCTGGGGAACTTCCTCTACTCGCCCACCGCCAACGGCATCGACCTGACGGTGGCCCATGGTCTGGCCTGGATCGGCAGCGGTCTCGATGCGTCGCTGCCTGAGCGGAAGAAGCAGCGCGCCTACTGGATGGCCATGGCTGCGCTTCAGTCCCACAAGCAGCTGGTCGCTGGGGCTGAGGGCATGGCGCCAGGTGCAGTGTGCGTGTTCGTTGAGGAGCGCACCGGGGAGAAGATGAGCCCCCAGAACTGGGCGCGTGATTGGAGCGATGTCTGGGAGGCGCTGTGCAAGCACATCGACAAGCTGGACAAGCAGGCACTGAAGCCGGTCGCGGCAGTTGTGGAGAGGCTGCGAGAGCAGGACGAAATGGCCGCTTGACGATTTGAGGAGCATTCTGGCACTATTTCGCCATCGTCATAATTTCGCCTAAGGCGAAAAACAACTCAAAACCCGGCCCGCGCGCCGGGTTTTCTCGTTTCTGGAGCACTCAATGGACCCGACCGACCTCGGCCCAGGCACAGCCACCTGGCTGGGCGGAACGGGCGCTGTTTTGCTGGGCGGCCTGCTTTGGCTTCGCCGCTTTCTTTCCAAAGACGCTGCCGATCGCGCCATGGACAGCGCCGACATCGGCACCGTGCGCCGACTCAATGAGCTGCTCGACTCCGAGCGAGATGCTCGCAAGCTGGCCGAAGCTCGAGCCGATCAGTTCGCCCAAGAGCGCAATGAACTGAACCGGTCCATGGGCAAGCTTGAGGGCAACATCCTGATGCTCACCCGACAGGTAGAGCAGCTGACCGAGAAGGTCACCAGCCAAAGCGAAGAGATCTCGCGTCTACGCGCCCAACTTGGAGGTGCTCGGTGATGGACAGATGCGCATGGGAATTCGTGGCCCGCCGCTGGTGGCGCCGCGTTGAGGTGTGGGCCATTGCCCTGCTGCTGGTGGTCGGTGGCGGCTTCGGCGGGTACCAGCTGGCGCAATGGGCTCTGGCCAAGGCCTACCTGGAGCAGGTCGCCGAGGTGCGCAAGGCTTACGACGCCGCGACCAAGCAGCGCGACCTGCGCCTGGATGAGCTGGCGCGCCAGACCGGTACCGCCGTCGCCAAGGCCTCGAAGGCCGCAACCACCGCCACCCAGGCAGCCGACAAGGCAGACGAAGCACTCAACCGCGTACAGAGCGAGGAACGGCCGTGAGCACTACATCGTTGCAGAAGCACCTGGGCGGCCTGCTGACCGACCTTCTGGCCGAGCAGCAGAAACAGACCGCGCTGCTCGAGCAGATCGCGACCGGCCAGCTGGCGCTGATCAAGGCGCTGGCCGACGACGAGGGCGAAGACCCTGACGCACCGCCACGCACCTACCTGGACGGCACACCATGCCGCTGAGGCCGCAGCGCCCGTGCCGCGCCCAAGGCTGCCGAGCGCTGCACCGCAACGCCAACGGCCACTGTGACGCACATGCTGATCAGATGAAGAGCTACGCCAGGGAGAAGCCTCGCGAAAGCTCAACATCTCGGGGCTACGGCTACAAGTGGCAGCAGGCCCGCGCTGGGTGGCTGGCCAAGCACCCGCTGTGCGTGCAGTGCCATGCGCGTGGCCTGGTCGTTGAAGCGACCGACGTCGACCACATCGTCCCGCACAAGGGCGACATGACCGTGTTCTGGGACCGGTCGAATTGGCAGAGCCTGTGTGCCTCCTGCCACTCGGCCAAGACGGCTCGAGAGGACGGCGGATTCGGCAATCGTCAAGGGGTTTGACCGAGAAATGCACGAAAATGGTGCGAAATCGGTCGATCTTGGTCGAAAATGACCGAAATGAGAGGAATTCTCATTTTTGAGGGTGGGGAGGGGTCAAAGTTCGAAGATTTTCGTTTCTAGACCGCGCCCTCAGTCGTTTTTTTACACCCGCGAAATATAAAGTTTAGTGGAGGCGCCGATGCCAGGGGTTGCCGGGCGCTCTGGCCGTCGCCCAAAACCCACGGCCAAGAAGGTGCTGGCGGGAAACCCTGGCAAACGCAAGCTCAATACCGACGAGCCTGACTTCTCTCTGGTAACCAACGTCGACCCGCCCGAGTGGCTGGGCGAGCACGCCACCAGGGTATGGCAGATGATCGTGCCCGAGCTGCTCCGCGCAAAGGTGCTGGCGCTCACTGACCTGCACAACGTCGAGGCCTTCTGCACGGCCTACGACAACTGGCGCATGGCGCAAGAGTCTGTCCGCAGCCACGGGATCGTTGTTACCGGAGCCACCGGTGGGCCGGTGAAGAACCCGGCATTGACCGCGGCCAACGAGGCCATGCGGCAGATGGTCACCTTCGGCTCGATGCTGGGCCTGGACCCTGCCAGCCGAAGCCGGATCATCGGCGGCAACAAGCAGAAAACGACCAATCCCTTCTCCGGCCTCTTGAGTGACCCATGACCAGGACCAAGTACACCAACGTCGACAAGGCGATGGTGTGGGCAAAGTCCGTCCTAAAAGGCAAGTTTCCGGCATGCCGCTACATCCATCAGGCGATCGAGCGGCACTTCGAAGACGTCACGGCCAGCAAGTCCAAGAGCTACCCCTACAAGTTCGACCCGGCCAAGGCCGAGAAGAAACTGCGGCTGATGCAGCTGCTGCCGCACACGAAAGGCGAGTGGGCCTTCAAGCGGCAGCTGATCACCCTGGAGCCGTGGCAGCTGTTCGGCCTGGCCTGCACCTTCGGGTGGGTGCGGAAGAAGGGCGGGTACCGGCGCTTCCGCGAGAGCTACTGGGAGGTGCCGCGCAAGAACGGCAAGTCGGTGATCGCCGCCGGCGTCGGCATCAGCATGTTCGTCGCCGACAACGAGTTCGGCGCCGAGGTCTACTCCGGCGCGACCACTGAGAAACAGGCATGGGAGGTGTTTCGCCCGGCCAGGCTGATGGTCAGTCGCTCGGCCATGCTGATCGAGGCGGCTGGCATCGAGGTAAACGCCTCGAACCTGAACATCCCGTCCAACGGCAGCCGCTTCGAGCCGCTGATCGGCAACCCTGGTGACGGTGCATCGCCGTCCTGCGCGATCATCGACGAATTCCACGAACACGACAGCGCGGCCCAGTACGACACCATGCTCACGGGCATGGGCGCCCGCCGCCAGCCGCTGATGTTCATCATCACCACGGCCGGCGCGAACATCGAGGGCCCGTGCTACGACAAGCGCCGCCAGGTCATCGAGATGCTGGACGGCACCGTCCCTGACGACGAGCTGTTCGGCTACATCTGGACCCTGGACGAGGGCGACGACTGGACCGACCCGAAGAACCTGGCCAAGGCCAACCCCTGCATGGGGGTGTCGGTGTTCCAGGAATACCTGGAGAGCCAGCTGGCCAGGGCCATCAGATCGGCCCGCTTCACCAACACCTTCAAGACCAAGCACCTGAACCTGTGGGTCAGCGCGAAGGCTGGCTTCTTCAACATGGAGAGCTGGAAGGCGGGCGAGGACACAAGCCTCACGCTCGAGCAGTTCGAGGGGCAGGAGTGGGTGGCCGGGTTCGACCTGGCGCGCAAGCTCGACATGAACTCACGCGCCCGGCTGTTCTGGCGGGAGATCGACGGGAAGATCCATTACTACAGCGTGGCGCCGGCCTTCTGGGTGCCAGAAGACACGGCCAACGACGTCGACAACAAGCGCATGACCGAGCGCTTCCAGGCCTGGATTAACACCGGCCACCTGCATACAACGCCCGGCGCCGAAGTGGACTATCGCGAGATCCTCGAGGACACGAAGGAGGCCAACCATCTGGCGCCGATCACGGAGAGTCCGATCGACCCCCACGGCGCCACGGGCCTCAGCCACGACTTGGACGACGAAGGCTTCAACCCGATCACCATTACCCAGAACTACACCAACATGTCGGACGCCATGAAGGAGTTGGAAGCGGCCATCGAGGCCGGGCGCTTCCATCACGACGGCAACCCCATCATGACCTGGTGCATCAGCAACGTGATCGGCAAGTTCCTGCCCGGAAACGACGATGTGGTGCGCCCGATCAAACAGGGCGACGACAACAAGATCGACGGCGCCGTGGCGCTGATCATGGCCATCGGGTCTGTGCTGCGTCTCGCCCAGGCGCCCAGCAACGACGGCTTCTTCGAAAACCCCATCATGGTAGGAATCTAATGGCCCGCGAGAAAAAACCAGGTCGGGTCAAGTCCGCGCTACTGGACTGGCTCGGCGTGCCGGTCGGTCTCGCCGACGGCTCATTCTGGCAGGAGTGGTTCGGTACCTCTGCCAGCGGCAAGCATGTCAGTGTCGACAAGGCGCTGCAGCTCTCCACCGTATGGGCCTGCGTCAGGCTGCTGTCTGAGTCGGTTTCCACGCTGCCACTGCGGTTCTACCGGCGGATGCCGGATGGATCGCGCGAGCAAGCCAAGGACCACCCGCTGTACCGGTTGCTCTGCCGGGTGCCCAATGCGGAGATGACCCCACAACGCTTCATGCTGTTGGTAGTTGCCAGCCTGTGCCTGCGCGGGAACGCCTTCGTCGAGAAGAAGATGATCGGCCAACGAGTGGTTGCGCTTGTGCCACTGTTGCCCCAGCACATGACGGTGAAGCGCCAGGACAATGGCCGCTTGCAGTACAAGTACAGCGAGAAGGGCCAGGTCCGAGAGATCCCTGAAAAGAACCTGATGCACATCCGTGCGTTCGGCTTGGACGGGGTCAGTGGCATGCTCCCCGTCACCACCGGCCGAGAGATTTTCGGCTCGGCCATGGCGGCCGAAGAGGCCGCTGCAAAGGTCTTTGCCCAAGGCATGCAGGCGTCCGGCATCCTGAGCAGCGACACCGACCTCAAGCCCGCACAGCGCGAGCAACTGCGCGCAAGCCTCACCGCGTTCATGGGTTCAACCAACGCTGGCAAGATCATGGTGGCCGAGGCCGGCCTGAAGTATCAGGGAATCACGATGAACCCTGAAGCTGCACAGATGCTTGAGTCCCGATCGTTCAACGTCGAGGAAATTTGCCGCTGGTTCCGTGTTCCGCCCTTCATGGTGGGGCACATGGACAAGCAGTCGAGCTGGGCATCGTCCGTTGAAGCACAGAACCTGCACTTCCTGACCAACAGCCTTCGCCCGTTGCTGGTCAACATCGAGCAGGAAATTACCCGCTGCCTGATCGGCGACCTCGATGCCGACGAGTACTTCGCCGAGTTCGCTGTTGAAGGCCTGCTGCGCGCTGACAGCGCAGGGCGGGGCGCCTGGTACAACACGGCGCTGCAGAACGGCTGGATGTGCCGCAATGAGGTCCGCCGGCTGGAGAACCTGCCTCCGATTCCAGGTGGCGACACCTACACGGTGCAGTCGGCTCTTGTGCCACTGGACCAGCTTGGCAAGCCTGCAGCTGGTGCCTCACCGGCAGCATCGGCCTTCATGCTGCGACTCGTCTCCGCCCGCAACAGCGGCGACACGGCGGCCATCAACCAGGCCGTTGAGCTGGCGTCTCAAGCGCTGGCGTCTGGTAACCCCGATGGGCCGCTCATGGCTCACGCGCTGATATCGATGCCGCTGCTCAAAGCGGCCTGACCTGGAGCAACCCCATGACTCTCAAGACACTTCC